ATTGAATTAAATGGTAGAGAAATTTTTGATGATGCTAACAGAGATCTTGATTCTATAAAACAGAGGATGGCAACAGAGTATGAAACTCCTCCTTTAGATTTTATTGGGTGATGATTGATGGCATTAAATCCATATTTTTTACAAGGTTCACAGGCAGAGCAAAGATTAGTTCAGAATCTTATAAATGAACAATTAAAAATTTTTGGTATAGAAGTTACATATATTCCACGAAAATTTGTAAATCAAACATCAATTATAGAGGAAGTACAATCATCTAAATTTGATGATAATTTTTCTATTGAAGCTTATGTTAATAATTATGATGGATATGCAGGTGCAGGAGATGTTTTAACTAAGTTTGGAATGAGCTTAAGAGATGAAGTTGATCTAACTATATCAAGAGAAAGATTTGAAGATTTTATATCACCATTTATGAGTGCATCAGATGATGTAGAATTATCGTCTAGACCAAGAGAGGGTGATTTAGTATTCTTCCCATTAGGTCAAAGATTGTTTGAAGTTAAGTTTGTAGAACATGAAGATCCTTTCTATCAATTAGGAAAAAATTATGTTTATAAGTTAAAATGTGAACTATTTGAATATGAAGATGAAGTTATTGATACATCTATTGATGCTATTGATACTCAAGTTGCAGATGTTGGTTATATTGCAACTCTACAAATGATTGGCATTGGAAGAACAGCAACTGCTGTAGCATCAATTGCATCTGGTGGTATTCATGAAATATTCCTCAATAATGATGGTAGTGGTTTTACGAGTGCTCCTGTAGTTGCTATAAGTACATCACCAAGTGGTCAAGCAGGTGATAATGCAACTGCAGTAGCGTTTACAACTGAGAGAGGTGGTGTGACATCAGTTGAGAAGATATTACTAACAAATGCGGGTGGAAATTATACATCTCCTCCAAGTATTACATTCTCTGGTGGAGGAGGAACAGGTGCTGCAGCAACTTGCTCAATCAACTCTGGAACTAATGGTGTTGTAAGATTCACAATGACTGATAATGGTGTTGGATTTGGAACTGCTCCAGTTGTTACAGTTGCTATTCCTAATGCGGGTATAGCTTCTGATAGAGCAGTTGGTATAGCATCTATTGGTATTGATCCAAGCACAGGATTCAACCGTGTTAATTCAATATTCATAGTTAATGCTGGTGCTGCATATACTTCAGCACCATCAGTAATATTATCTGATCCAGAAACAATCAGTGGAATAGGAACTTACTTATTCAACGAAGTTGTACAAGGTATGAGATCAGGAACACAGGCAAGAGTTAAGAGTTGGGATTACGATACTGGTGTTCTTCAAATTGGTAATGTTGGAATCGGCACTACAGTAACAGGATTCTTTAAAGGAGAGGATGTTAAAGGACTTACCTCTGGTGCATTATTCAGTGTTTCTAGATTTGATGATGACACCACCGATAAATATAATGAAGGCGATATATTTGAGTCCGAAGCAGACTTGATTATTGACTTTTCAGAATCAAATCCATTTGGGAGTTTTTAAATGGGATATCCAAAACCTTATAAAATACCATACGATCCTTGGTTTGATTACAACATTCCAGAAGCAATACACGGTGCTTTACAATGTTGGATAGCAACTGAGAACACTGCAAAGTGGACAACTGAAGTTGATGAAAATATACATTCTAAAATGTATGATTTGGCAACAGAAAGTGGTTTGCTATTAGGTGGATCGGAGTTATTAGCGTAGAAAAATGTTAGGAAATTATTTTTACCACGAAATTACAAGAAAAACGGTTATTGCATTTGGCACACTGTTTAATGATATTCATGTGAGACATCAAGATCAAGCAGGTAATGATATATCAGATATAAAAGTTCCTGTAGCATATGGACCAAGACAAAAGTTTTTAGCAAGAGTTACACAACAGGCAGAATTAAATAAGGCAACTCAAATTACATTACCTAGAATGTCTTTTGAAATTTCAAATATTTCTTATGATGCAAGTCGTAAAGCAGGTATAACTCAAACATTTAAGGCAGCAGATAATACTGATGGTGGTAAAATGAAAAAAGTTTTTATGCCAGTTCCATATAATTTAGGATTTGAATTAAATATACTTGTTAAATTACAAGATGATGGATTACAAATTTTAGAACAGATACTACCTTTCTTTCAACCAGGTTTTACACTATCAATAGATTTAGTAAAATCAATTGGAGAAAAGAGAGATGTGCCTATGATATTAAATTCAATTAGTCAGCAAGATGATTATGAGGGAGATTTTTCAACTAGAAGGGCATTAATTTATACGCTATCATTTACAGCAAAGACCTTTATGTTTGGTCATATTGCAAAAACTCCAGAAGGACTCATTCGCAAAGTTCAGGTGGATTACTACTCAGATACAAATACAAGAACTGCAAAGAGAGAACAAAGATATACTGTTGTTCCTAAAGCAAAGAAAGATTATAATGAAGATAATGTTATAGATACAGCAGATGTACCATTAATCGAACCAGGTGATGATTTTGGATTTACCGAATCAAGTTCATTCTTTGGTGATGGTAAAGACTTTGCACCTAACAGAGGAGTAGATTTATAATGAAAGATTCTTACGACTCACTCAACGATACTTTTAATACAGATTCTGTCGAAGTAAATGCAATTACTAAAAAAGATAAAGAAAAAAGTAACATACAGAAACTTACTGATGATGTTAGTAAGGATTACGATTATACTCGTGGTAATCTCTACTCTTTAATTGAGAAAGGACAAGAAGCAATCAACGGTATTATGGAAGTTGCAGGAGAAACTGCAAGTCCAAGAGCATATGAAGTTGCAGGACAACTTATAAAATCAGTTGCAGATAGTACAGATAAACTGATGGATTTACAAAAAAAGGTTAAAGAGATAGATGAAGATAATCCTAAAACACAAAATACAGTTACAAATAATGCATTATTTGTAGGTTCAACGACTGAACTATCAAAGATGTTAAAAGATGGAATACTAAATAATAATAGCTCTGATAGTATATAATGGGAAAGACTTCCTGTAAAAAGGGACAATACTACTGCAATACTGACCAAAAGTGCAAACCTATTCCTGATGGATATAGTGTTCGTCCTGATGGGATTCTTGTCAAAGAAGATAAACATGGTGATCACGAACCAGAAATGATTCGTAGTCAATTAAAAACTGCAAGTAGAGCATCTAAACGAATTGAAAAGCATTCACGTAAGAAGGAAAACTTCAAAGCGTGGGTTCAATCAAAGATAACTAAGGCATCTGATTATTTGGATACTGCTGCAGATTATCTTGATGGTAAGGATGATGTTAAGGAAGGATCATTACGTAAATGGTTCAAGGGTTCTAAGTCTAAAGATGGTAAAGGTGGATGGGTCAACGTAGTTACGGGTGGAACCTGTGCAAGCGATGAACCAGGTGAGGGAACACCAAAGTGCGTATCATCTTCCAAGAGAGCAAGTATGACAAAAGCAGAAAGAAAGTCTGCAGCAAGAAGAAAGAAAAAAGCAGATCCTGGTCAACAATCAAAAACTAGTGCTGCAAAACCAACTTATGTTGCAACTGATAAACCAGAAAAGAAAATGAAAGAAGAATTTATCTCACTACCACTTCAACTTGAAGTTCCACAAAACGATGGACAATTCAGATTAGGTCTAATGTTCCGTGAGAGTTTGGAACAAGATCGTGGTATGCTCTTTGTATTTGAGAATACTGACAAGCATTCTTTCCATATGAAAAATACTTTTATACCTCTTGATATTGCGTTTATAAACGAAGAAGGTATAATTGAAAGTATTAAAGAATTAGATCCAATGAATCCAATTCCAGTATATCCTGATGGTGAGATAAGATATGCAGTTGAAGTAAATCGTGGTTGGTTTGCAGAGAATGGTGTAGAGGTAGGAGATATTATTTTAGAAGATACAGAAGAAACAGAAATAGATCTTACAGAAGTCAAAGATAAGAAAGGAAAGGGTAGTGGAACTAAGGATGCTTG